CCGCGGCGGCAACGTGTCGATGTTCGACGACTTCGACATCGACTACAACCAGTACAAGTACCTGATCGAGACCCGGATCTCCGGGGCTCTGACCAAGTTCAAGTCGGCTCAGGCGTTCGTCCGCGCTGCTGGCACGCTGGTTGTGGCGACCGTTCCCACCTTCAACGCGACGACTGGTGTTGTCACCATTCCGACCGTTACCGGTGTGATCTACCGCAACGGTGACACCGATGCCGCGCTTGCGGCCGGTGCACAGCCTGCCATCGCGGCGGGTGCGTCGATCGAGATCGTGGCGGAGCCCGACAACGGCTACTACTTCGGTCACAACACCGACAACGACTGGACCTTCGTCCGCAACCTCTGATGGAGTTAGCGCATGACGAAGTTCTATGGGACGGTGGGCTACAGCCTTGGTACGGCTGAAACCAAAATGGGAGTATGGGAAGACGTAATCGTCGAGAAGATGCACTATGGCGACGTAGTGCAGAACAATCGACGTTACGTGTCCAACGCTGAGTTGAACGACGATATCTCTCTTAGCACCTCTATCAGCATTATGGCTGAACCCTTCGCCCTTGAGAACATTGCCGCCATGCGCTTTGTGGAATTGGCGGGGGTGCTGTGGAAAATCACTACGGTGGAACCACAGCGCCCTCGCCTTATCCTCCGGCTAGGAGGTGTTTACAACGGCCGAAGAGCAAACTCGTCGTGAGACGCTACACCTTCTGTTGAAGGATGTTCTGGGTAGCAACAACGTCTACTTCCAGACTCCACCTAATGTCCAAATGCTGTACCCGGCAATCGTGTACCAACGAGATGCCGCGGATACTACTTTTGCGGGCAATAAGCCTTATCTGAGTGTCAAACGCTACCAAGTGACGGTCATCGACCGCGACGTAGACAGCGAGATTCCGGATCGACTCGCCGCTCTGCCGCAGTGCGTCTTCGAACGGCACTTCAACGCCGACGGCCTTAGCCAAGACATCTTCACGCTTTACTTCTGAAAGGAATACCATGACCGATCCACTTGGTCCCATTACCTGGGACAAGATCGGCGAGCGGTTCTATGAGACCGGCGTCGACCGCGGTGTGCTGTACCTGCCGGACAATGCCGGTGTCTACGGGACGGGCGTGGGCTGGAACGGCCTCGTCTCCGTTACCGAGTCGCCGTCGGGTGCGGAGGCCACAGCTCAGTACGCGGACAACATCAAGTACCTGAACCTGGTTAGTGCCGAGGAGTTCGGCGGCACCATCGAGGCCTTCACGTACCCCGAGGAGTTCGCACTCTGTGATGGTACGGCGTCCCCGGAAGAGGGCGTCTACATCGGTCAGCAGAACCGTCGGAGCTTCGGCCTGTCCTACCGGACGCGCAAGGGCAACGACGTGGCCGGTAACGACCTCGGCTACAAGCTGCACCTGGTGTACGGCGCTCTGGCCTCGCCGTCGGAGAAGGGCTTCTCGACGATCAACGACTCGCCGGAGCCCATCACCTTCAGCTGGGAGTTCAGCACCACTGGCGTTTCGGTGACCGGCCTCAAGCCGACCGCTCTGCTGACGATCGACTCGACCAAGGTCGACGCGGCAGCGCTGGTTACGCTCGAGACTGAGCTCTACGGAGCCGCGGCGGCTGCGCCTAGCCTGCCGCTGCCCGACGAGGTCATCGCGATGTTCGCTGGCGCTGGCGCCTAAGTCGCAACCATTTGACAGGGAGGTCAGGGAATGCTCAAGATTTCGGTTCCAATGGCCGAAGAGTTCAATGAGACGACTCATAAGTTCGTCGTTTCGGAAACCTTCGACCTTGAGCTGGAGCACTCCCTGGCCTCTCTGTCAAAATGGGAGGGACGCGAGGAGAAGCCCTTCCTCGGCAAGGAAGCAAAGACCGGCGATGAAGTTCTTCGCTACATCCAGGACATGACGCTCACGCCGAATGTTCCTCCGGAAATGTACTCCAACCTTTCCAGAGACAACCTGGTGGCCGTCAATGCCTACATCAACGCGGCAATGACGGCCACTACCTTTCGCGAGGTTGAGCCGAACCGGCCAAGTCGCGATCTCATCACAGCAGAGATCATCTACTACTGGATGGTAGCTCTGCAGATTCCATTCGAGTGTCAGTACTGGCATCTCAACCGGCTTATGACTCTCATTCGTGTTTGCAACGAGAAGAACAAGCCGACCCATCAGCGAAAGATGAACCGCAGCGCCGCCGCGCAGCGAGCCGAGCTCAACCGTCAGCGCAGAGCGCAGCACGGGACTACCGGATGAGGGGAGGGATGACGTGGCGAAGCTTATTTGGGGGAACGTAGTAGATCGACGGTACGAAGCCGGTGTCGATCGAGGCGTGCTTTACATCGACGGTGTGGGAATTCCCTGGAACGGGCTGACCGCAGTCAAAGAAGGACATTCTGGCGGACAGGGTCGTTCGTACCACGTCGATGGCGTCCGGTACGCCAACCGTGTCACCCTCGAGGAGTTCGAAGCGACTATCGATGCCATCACCTACCCCGAAGAATTCTCGGAGTGCGACGGCACCAAGTCGCTGGGTAATGGCCTCTTTGTAACGCAGCAGCGCCGCAAGCCCTTTGGTTTTGCTTACCGGACAATGATCGGTAACGACGCCGAAGGCCTGGAGCACGGCTACAAGTTGCATCTCGTCTACAACGCCCTGGCGCAGCCTTACGATCGTACATATTCGACGATCGGCAGGTCCACCGAAGTAGTCGACTTCAGTTGGAAGATCGTGACGAAGCCTCCGGTGCTGGATTTTGTGCCCACCGCGCACTTCGTCATCGACTCACGTACCACTCCGGACGGTCTGCTCAGTCAGATCGAGGATATTCTGTACGGCAGTGAAGTACAGGATGCTCGTCTTCCGTCCGCTAATGAACTTGCCTTCTTGTTCACCGACTACGAGGTTACCGACTTCGACGCGGGCGACCCCGACGACGTCGTGTACTACACCTTTGATGGTTCAGCGCCCACTCAGGGCACTGTCACCACAACGCTTGATGGAGGAACGCCGTAATGGCCACACGAATGCAGCAAAGGCGCGGCACCGCTGCTCAGTGGGCCGCCGCAAACCCGGTTCTGGCCGATGGAGAAGTCGGTTACGAGAAGGACACCGGCATCGTCAAGGTCGGAAACGGGTCTTCCACCTGGAATACGCTTACGCCGATCCTCGGATCTCAGTATCTGCCGGTCCTCGGTACGGCGTATGACTCGGATAGGCTGGACGGGCTCGACTCGACCGCATTTGTCAAGACTGCGGACCCAGTCACGGCTGCTACTGCCGACACGGTTGCCAAGAGGACGAGCTCCGGTGCGCTTATTGCGGCAACCGCTGCAAATGCCGCCGAGCTGACCACACTGGCTCAGCAGACTGCGGCAATCAGTGCCGGTCGTCGTGAGCTCATCTCCAGAACGGTCACTGCGGCAGCGACTCTGGCGTTGACCGACGAGGGTGGGCTCGTCGCCTTCAACGGCACCGGCGTAATCGCCTGCACCATCCCGACCAACGCTGCTGTGCCGTTCCAGATTGGTGCCTGGGTCGATATCGAAACGCTGAAGTCTTCGTCGCCGGTCCAGGTTCTTGGCGCGTCAGGCGTGACTATTCGGAACCCGGTCACGGGCTTCCCGATCGTTGCCTATGACGCCTATTCACCCGTTCGGATGCTCAAGATCGGCACCGACGAGTGGATGCCGATTGATGGCACCATCGAAACCGGCTACTTGGCTACGGCGGCTACGTCGCCATGGCCAGGCAACGTTGGTTGGCGGGTCAAGAACGGCATCTGCTTCTTCAGCTATGCCAACGTGTCCACCGGCGCAACGCCAGCGGGTTCTACGATCTTCACCTTCCCTGTCGGCGCACGGCCTCCGGTCGCCTGCACATTCGTGTCGATCTATGCCGGTACGGCGAAGGAGATCAACGTCTCCACCGCAGGCATTCTGTCGCTCAACCCGTCACAGGCCTCGGCCGGTGGCGTTGCGGTCTCCGGTTCATTCCCGATTGTGGTTCCGGCCTAAGTTCCTAACCTAGAGGAGTCGCTTTGTCATTCAGTTTCGAGCATAGCGGCTCCTTCAAGAACCTCGAGAAGTTCCTCAAGGCGATGCAGAAGCTGTCGATCAAGCAGATCGCGGAGAAGCAGGCTCAACGGGGCGTGCAGGCACTAATCGCCCGTACGCCCCGTGAGTCTGGTCTGGCTGCCAGCTCGTGGAGCTACGAGATTGTTCAAAATGGGAGTAGTGTCATCATTCGGTGGCTGAACTCCGACATCGAGAACGGCTTTCCGGTTGCCATTGCTCTGCAATACGGCTACGGAACCGGCACCGGAGGTTACGTGCAAGGTCGTGACTACATCAATCCAGCAATGAGACCAGTGTTCGATTCGATTGCTAACGAGGTTTGGAAGGCGGTGACGTCCGCATGAGTAGCGTTGACCAGCGCGTAGTCGAGATGAAGTTCAACAGCTCGGCTTTCAGTAAGGGGATTGCGGACACTCTCGCCGCACTCACTAAGCTTCAGAACGCACTCAAGCTCGATGGTGCTGGTAAGGGCGCCAAGGCGGCCAGCGACAGCATCGACGCGCTGGGACTGAAGGCCGGTGGCCTCGGTAGCAAGGTTACCGGAGCCGCAGCCGAAGCTGGTCGAGGTCTGGACCAGTTGGGCCAGAAGGCCGGGTTCGTCGGCAGCCAGTTCACAGCAATGCAAGCCGTGGCGTTTGGCGCCCTTGCGTCCATCGGCGCCAAGGCTTTGCAGGTTGGCGAGATGGTAGGTTCCGCGCTGACTGTCGCTCCGTTGATGTCAGGGCTTAAAGAGTACGAGCTCAACCTGAACTCGATCCAGACGATT